CATGAATTCATCAGTGAAGCGAATAGAAATATTGGCACCAGTCACTTTCTTAAGGTCGCGCTTAATATCGATGAATGTCTCGATCTCCGGGTGACGACAGTCAATAGTGATCATGAGAGCTCCACGCCGGCCGCCCTGTGCGACCTCGCGAGTGGAGTTTGAGAATCGCTCCATGAAGACGCCGATGCCGTCTGTAGTTCTAGCAGCGTTTGTGGTAGGCTGGCCCTTAGGGCGGATGTTAGACACATCCATTCCGACACCGCCGCGGCGCTTCATGATCTGGACCTGCTCCTGATCTGAGAAGAGGATGCCGCCATAGGAGTCATGTGGTTGATCAATGACAAAGCAATTGGACAGGCTCTGAAGCTGGTAGGGGTTTCCTATGCCTGAGAGGGGCGATCCTTGTGGGACAACTTTCTTGAATCCATCGAGAAGGCCAAAGATCTCATCCTCAGTCAAGGGATTGGGATATTTTGCTTCGATTCTAGCAAATTCTCTTGCTAGCCGGCGAAACATCTCAGGGGGCAACGATTCAAGACGATTCCCCTCGGCATCTCTCAATGCATACTTGGCAAAAACGTCTGCAGCGAGCTCATCGCCACCAAAATATTCCATTACTCTTTCGCTTAAAGACATGATAAGACTCCAATCTTAAAATATGCGACCATCATTTCGCGTTAACTTCGTCCCACTTTTCCTTGAGAAGCTTTTTCATGCTGTGTCCATCAGATTTCACAGCGTCATCCAGCGTCATCTCATTTGCATCCATCAGCCTAAACTTTGACATGGATGTGTCAATCTGCATTGGATAGAGCATTCCGTCACGACCTGCACGATTCTTGGCAACGAAGATTCGACCTGCGCCTGTTGCCTTTTCATTTGCCTTGCGAGAGATTGACAGGACAACGTCTGCAACCATTGCTTTTCCATATGCCTCCGACATGTTCTCGAGTCCGACAATCTCGGAGTTTGATGCTTCACGATTTGCCTGTGATGCAGTCCAGATTGGGACATTCAGATCCATTGCAAGATTTCGTAGCTCTTCATAAACCAATTTAAGCTCGTGTCGAAGTGAGTCAAATTTCCTTGACGACTTCATGATGTCTGCGTAATCGATGATGATGACGCTTGGAACGAATGACTTCAAGAGCAACTTCTCAATGTGGTTACGAATTGTTTGGACCGACGCGGTTCCAGTCGGGTATTCCTTAATTATCAGTCGACCGAGCGAGTTTTGCTTGTAGAATTCAAGGACTTCTTCTTTTCTGTCGATGACGTCACTGCTTGGGATCTCGCAAAGATTCGAGTCATAACGAAGTCCAACGGCTGTCTCAGATAGCTCAAAGGTATAGTGAACGACATTTTTACCGACACGTAGCGCCTCCGCGCCCATTTGAACAAGGAAGTGTGACTTGCCCACGCCTGTCGGCGCAATGACTACGCCGAGTTCTCCTCGACCAAGACCACCGTTAAGGACATCTTGTGCATCAATTTGAGGAAGTCCTGTTGGGCAGGTAAGCCGGCGTGTCTTGATAAAGCGTGCCTCAGTGTCCTGGAAGAAGTCATGCCCTATTGCGGCTGGTGTTCCTGCTGCAAGAGCATTCTTCATAAGATCGACAACAGAATCGATGTTGTCAGTCGCAATTAATTCAACTGCCTTTTCCAAGGCTTCTCTCATCGCTTGCTTCTTGCAGAAGTCAAGAGACTTATCCTTGACAAATTGCAAATCACCCATGTCTGGGTTGACACGAATTCGTTGCAAGAATTCAACGATTTGATCGCGAAGGATTGTGTCCTTTCCTTCCTTGAGGTCGTCACGGATGATTGTGACAAGCAGCGCAAGAGTTGGAAAATCCTTATACTTCTGGTGATAACTGAAGTATGACTTACAAAGGTACTGCAAGTATTTTAGATCGAAGTATTCAGGAGTCATGATCTCAGTCATTTGAGTGGCCCATGACCTGTCCGTCAAGAGACCTTGAAAGACCTTTTCCTGAAAACTCTTACCGTATTGACTGAAGTGTGCGTTGGACGACACTTTATGCTCCGATGTGGCTGAATGTATAGAAGATCAGATCGGCATTGAACGTTTGAATGCCAAGCTTTAAGAGATAACGTATGAATCCTATCTTGTCTCGATTCGTCTTACAACCTGTGCAAAGGTCTTGGATCCTTTTCGCCTGAGTGCCCGACAGGATGGCCGTGTCAAGGTGCACCAATTGCCAGTTTCTTTTAATTAAATCTTCATTTGCCACGATCTCAGCGTGTGCCTTGATCTTGGAGTTCGAGGCAGCTTGTCGAGCCGACATTAAAAAATCGTCTAGCATAACTGGGGTTTCGTCTATTAAATTTGAAAATCGTTTCGATAGGGTTTTAAACTTAACACCTGAAATTCCAGGAATGTTGTCTGATGTATCTCCGCAAACTGACTTTGCGAGTGAGAAATTGTTGGGATGAATTCCAAATCTCTCAATCACGTCATGCACTTGGATGATTTTCTTTGACGTCGGTGAGTATATCACTGTTTTGTCAGAGACAAGTTGATAGTAGTCTTTATCTGAAGATAAGATCACTTTGAGACTTTCAGGATGCTCGTATCGACTGATGTATGCAATCACGTCGTCTGCTTCACAGTCAGGAACGTAGAGCTGGTTCACAGGTAGCAATTTCAGGAGAGCAACAATGTCTTTTACCTGATTGTCATGATCTGACACCGTCGTCTTGATCTCGTCTGCATAGATTCGATTCAGACGTTCGGGCCTACGATGTGCTTTATACTCTGGAAAGATCGCCCGACGGCGAGGAGAACCGCCGCCTTCCCATACGACATAGACTTTGTGCGGCTTGAAGCGTTGCACAATCGAGTTCAAGTCATATAGGAAGCCGACGATTCCCCCGACGTGGTTGCCATTTGATCCCATCGCTGGGTTGGCTGTGAAGTGGCGAAGGAATAGGTTGAGCCCGTCAACGAGCAGGACAGATCCTTCGCCCGTCATCACTCAGACTCCTCATCATCAGCTGCCTGATTTGCAGGATCGTCCTTCGATCTCACCATCACTGCCTCGATTAGGTCGTCAAGGTAGGGCTTGTACTCAGGATTCTTGAGAATCTCACCAAACTCTGCCTTATAGAACTTCTTCTCGATGATAGGCCTACCTTCCACTGAGTCAGTGACAGAGAAGACCTTCCACTGCGATGTTCCAGACACGCAGATGATCTTGCCATTGACCTCTCTTTCGCCAGCATCACGAAGGACATCAAAGATCTCCTCGTGCTCGACGATGCCCTTTCCAAAGTGAATCTGGAAATTTGCAGTCCGGAAAGGTGGCGCCACCTTGTTCTTCACGGTCTTTGCTGACACGTTGATCCCGATGATGTCACCATTCTTATTCTGGATCTGCTGGCCTGCACCCAGCTTGAGTCGAGTCGTTGCATGGAATGGAATCGCCATGCCACCAGGCACTGTCATTGGGTCACCATGGAGAACACCAATCTTTGTGCGGATCTGGTTAAGACAGATCATGAGGACTGACATGTCACCAATGACACCAGTGATCTTGCGCATGCCCTTTGAGATCGCACGTGCCTGAAGGCCGATGCTGTCCTTGTCGTAGTCACCTAGCAATTCTGCTTTCGGTGAAGATGCAGCGACTGAGTCCCAGATGATGGTAATTGGGACGTCTTTCTGCATTGCCTTTGCCTTGACAATGGTCTTCTCTGCTGTGTCGAAGACCTCCTCTGTGCAGTGCGTGTCAACATATACAAATCGCTTAGAGACATCCACGCCGAGTGATTGAAGATTCTCGACAGACGTTGCATTCTCCGTGTCGATGTACACTACAATTCCTCCCATATGCTGGGTGGATCGAGCGATCTGCGTTGCAATGTGAGACTTGCCAATCGAAGGCGGGCCAAAGATCTCAATAATTCGACCTACAGGAAGGCCTCCATTTCTACGATTCGAGACACAATAGTCAAGCAAGGTTGAACCTGTTGACACCCAACTCTTTACATGTGTTGGAGACTCATCTTCGGCAAGGTTATAAGCAATCCTTGAACCATTCTCCTTATTTAGAGATGAAATCAGCTCTGAAGTGAAATCTCCGGCTAACTCATCTGTCTTCTTTTCTTTCGGTTGTCTTGCCATATTCTCTCCTTTGATAGAAACAATACAGGGGCAGGTGATGAATTACACCTGCCCCTGAAACTTACTAGTCGTCCATCAAGTCGGAGAATGCATCATCAATCGACTTGTACGCCTTGTTGCTCGCGGGCTTGCTAGCTGCCTTCGCAGGAGGAGTCTCATCCTCGTCATCAGCCACCACCGAGGCAGGTGCACCGCCGCGAGGTGTGCCATCACCATCCTGCATACCGCCATTGATCCAGTCATTTACGATCTTGCTGAGTTCGTCTGGCGACTTGAGCTCATAGAGTTTGGAAACGTCTGGGATGTTACCAAGCCACTGCTTTGCCGTCGCCTGGTTTGCGCTAAGTGTCGATGCCTTACCGCGTGGCATGACCTCGGTCTCCGTGTACTTCTTGCCATTAGGCTTGAAGCAGCGGACCTTGACGTCGCGGCCACTCTCTGGATCGGTGATGTCACCGTAGTCCTCATCGACCATGATTGCAAGAAGCGACTGGTAGACCTGCTTACCGAACGCCCAAAGCTGGACTCCCTTGTCCTCCTCACCTCGAACAATGACCGGAGCGTAGCAACGCATCTTCGGGTAGAGCTTCTTGGCGAGCTCGTAGGACTCCTTGGTCCCTTCATCACGAAGCTTCTGGATCAGGTCCTGGATTGGATCAGCCTTGCCGTACTGGTAAGGTGCGAGGAGACCTGGGTTGTTGCCGATGTTGTAGTAGAACCAGAGCTCCTTGAAGGGCTGGCCGTCGTTATTTGGGAAGCTGAGGAGTCGAACCGTGTACTCCTCGCCCTCCTTGGGCTTCCAGGAGGAGTTGCTCTTCTTGTTGTTGCCGGAGAGATTATCAAGCTTCTTGCGAATAGCGTCAAAATTGATTGCCATGTTGTTTTATCCTAGTTGTAGTTAATGATTAATGTGTAACTTACAATTTCCAATTAGTAATCTACGATGTGTAGCTTATTTGGTTGGTGAGGTAAGCTCACTGGGTTATAATAAACCCGAGCGAGGGGGTGTTCAAGGTCTTGGCTTAATTTTAAGTGGGTCCTTTACATAAGACCCGCCGTATGGTTTTGCCATCTTCTTGTAAAAATCTTTCTTTCTTTCGGGACCTGCGCCCAGTGGGATCGTGTAGCCCGCAATGTTTCCGGCGCCAGAGAACTCATCAAGGTCATCATCTTCGGGCATGTGATTAAGCAATTCATCGACATACTCATGCAAGGCTGATTCAAATTGCATCATTGCAGACGAAATCGCCTTTGCACCAAATTGCTCAAAGTCGACCATGTTTGGTTGACCTAAGTTCTTCATCTTCACGTTCTTAGAGAGTTTTCTCGGACCTGCGATCTTTCTAGATGCGATATCGTCGAAATTGAAAGTGTCGCCGGCATCTTCTCGGTCGTCAACATGGTGACGTCCAAGCTTGTAAGAGAAGGTTGAGTCTGCAGATCCTTCAAACCCACCCATGCTCCTAAATGGCTTGGGTGAGTAAGGCTTGCCAATCCTTTGAGCAAAGTCATCTCCGCCGCCGATAGCACCAGCAACAGGGACTGCTACGCCCCTAGAAGAGTATTGATTGGATGCGCCTTCTGATCTTGACATTACATAGACTAATTATCTTCTTCCTTCATTACTGCCATTCTAATTGCCGTCTGGAGGATGACAGCGAGGTTATTTTCGCAACCCGAGTAGAATCGATTCTCTTCAGACGCAGTTCCATGTTGTGTCAGGATCGCTATCCACTCATCCATGTCGAGGTTGATGCCGTTGGCCTGCAGGAGAAACAAGGTCCTATGAGCATGCGTCATCTTTGGCAGGTCAGGATTGTATGTGTAGACCTGGCCGCGTTCACGATGCCATGATGAGTCTTGCGAGACGAAGTAGTCCTTTTCGTTGTCACCTATCTTTCCGATCTCATGCAAGAGACAGACAATCGCAAGGCTCTCAGGATTGACACTTACACCTGATGCCTCAACAAGCTTCCTGGCAATCTTAAAGGTGTTTAAGGAGTGTTCGACCAGTCCGCCAGGTGCTGAGGTTGTCCGCTTCACAAGATTATGAGATGGACAAACAGCGATGCGCTCGCCGCATTTATCTAGAAATTTCGAGATATTCGCAGCACGATCACCTGTCTTTAAAAGAATCTTTTGAAACATTTGGAAATTACTAATGATCTTTTCTTCCATTAAATACCTTCATTGTTGTGTAGAAATTTGTGCCTAAACTTGGAATGTATAAACCATTCTTACACGATGTCTTTAATTTTTCAATGTTGTCCTTGTGAACATCTACGACCATTTCATCGTGAAGTAGAAAAACAGGAGTCACACAATCTGCATTATCCTGTGCAAACTTGAGAAAACCATCACAGGCCACATCGACCGCAGTTGACTGAGTGAAGTGATTGACAAAGACATTCTCATTCTCACATTTAAGCAGTCTTCCGTAGTGATTAGTGATAAAGTCACCAGTCATTTCTGTCTTGATCTTACGCAACATAGACCTCACGCACAAGGCGTCTTGTAGCTTGTCATATGCAACGTCTGCATCAGGAGTATCGATAAACTTGACTATAAAGTTTCTGCGCATCATTCCGTACAAGACTGACAGAATCATAACTTTTAGCGTGCCACGAGAGATCGACGTAAGACCTGTCTTCTCTCCAATCGCCGTGTAGATATCCTGCGGAAGTTCTTTCTCACCCATAAGCGTCATGATTACTCGAGGTTCAAGAGCGCTGTAATCGATACTGACTAGTGCGCCATCAGCGCCCCATCTTGACCGAAACACATGACGGAAGCGCTTGTCAAGAGTAAGAACCTTCGGGCCCGACTTAATTGACATTCTGCCTGTAGACGAGCTAAAATTGTCGTATACGGCTCTTTGACACTTGCCAGACTCATCAGGCGCTATCGATGACAAATCATGTCCTTCTATCGCTTGAATATCATCTTTGTCTGCATAGGCAGGCTGGATCATGTCAAGCAATTGATTTTGAACCTGGTATTGTGTCAGATAATAAGGATCGCAACCTAACACGCTCTTGCAATCTGCAATCAGGCGTTTAATATTATCGCTAAAAGCTTTCTTTCCTAGGATATAGTCGTATCGTAGTGTGTCAGAATAGCCTGACCACCAGTTGACTCGCGGGTCGCTTGATGCAAGGTTAATCGGGCGAGAAGACGCATCTCCGATTCTTACTATTGACCTGTGAGCATTCTCATCAAGATGCCACATGTATTGTGTCTTTTCAACATCACTTGATAAGACAATCTTATCATCATCGACGATGATGTCTCTATCAAAACCTGCGACTTTCCTAGGTATGAATATGGTCACATAAGATTATAAAATCTTTTGTGTCGATTTACATGAGGCCGCCGGTTGCATTATCAAACTGTTCTCTAGCAGCACGCGGATCATCTGATGATCTAATTACGTTAGGATCGCGTGAAGGTGTCGTAGCAGCGATATGCTGTTGCAGGATACTCAGATCTGTCTGGATCATTGATGTGACAGACTTAATTGTACCTTGGTTTGTGATATTAAGCGTGACGTTTGTCGTGAATTGACCACCTTTAATACTGTGATTGACCGACATGACTGTGTATGTATTGTCAAGGGTGGTCCCCGTTCCGAAATCAACAAAAAATGTCTGTCCTCTATTTATGAGTGGCATTCCAATCATTGTCAATTTAAGACTTGCAGGTATGACGAATAGATCAGCCGTTATTCCAGGAGACGTGTCTGCTCTCGATGCTCCGCCGCTATTCTTGTATGAACGAAGAAGGTTAAGATTAGCAAGATCACCGGAAGCCTGTGTTGAATAATTTGAGCTAATGATGGCCGAGCCTTCTGATCCTATTCGTAGCGTCGGTGTCGCAGCTGTTATTATCTTCTTGACCATGGCACGATCTGCTGTGACAGTGAAAGTCTTACCGTCAGCATTTAATTTTGCATCGCACACACCTAAAACTACGTCAGAGCCCCTAGAAGTGACTCTAACGGCACCTTTGTCGCTCTGATAGATGGATGAAAGGAGGTTTGTGCTTCTTGACCCTGTATTAGCCTCGTCGTAGATGAAGACAGCAAGCACCTGCTTGACGACTTCACCATCTAAAACGGGTACGACCTCAGTGTGTATTCTTAGCCTTGGTGGAACAAATTTCGGCTCATATGACACACCGTTTGACAGTAAGCTGCTCTTATCTTGGTAAACTTTAGCAATGTTCTGCTCAAAAGCAGCCTGTATGGTGAGATTTGCTTGTTGAATTGCTTCCTGTTTTGATTCTTCATCTTCAATTTCTCCAACGTCTTTAGCGGCTCTGGCTTCTGCATCTGCTTTTTGCGCAAGTGCTGCCTTAATTCCAAATGCCGCCTGTGATGGATCCGATGCAAGCCTGATTAGTGATGAAAGTGCCTTTTCAACATTCATGCCCGCCTTTAGTGTTTCATTTACCACACCCGTGTCTAAGGGAAGAGAGCCGATGTTTATTGATCCCATTAAACCTGCGTGATCATTGAAGTTATATGTAGTGATTCTAATTGCATCGTAAATACCCGTGATGCTCATGGGTAAAGTATAAAGCCTGTAAATCAAATCGCCAAGTGTCGTAGTTGCTGAACTTTGTGTCAAACTTGAGTCAGGTGTGTATCCTGGAACTGTTGCAGCATCAACCTGCACTTTATTTTGTATTTCCTCGAAGAATTGAACGTACTTTGTGTTTTTATCTCTTTCTGTATTGTAGAGATCCTTGATGTAAGGCGACAACATCATGTTGTTACTATTGATCTTTTGCTTCAGCTCAGTAAGTAAAATCGATGACCTATTGTTGACTACAGTCGTTTCAGGATTAGAAAGACCACCTAAAATCCCCACATACTTGCTAACAAGATTGTCGGCAGTTTTTTGGCCTCCGGCGACTTCGCTTATAAGCGTTGAAATTGCTCCATAGTCCTCATACTCAACCCATTTGTCACTTGATTCCCAATTGCTAAGCGAAACAGGCTGTTCATAAGCACCCACAAATGTTTGACTTCTTTGCGGCGGTGCTTTTGGATCTTTAGTGTTCTTCTGGACTGTGTCGATGATTGTGAAAAGTTGGTTCATTCTTGCTCTGACGAGCTCGTATGGGACGTACTTTCCTGTCAAGATCGATGTGCTTGAAGCGCTATATTCACCGAGACCTGTAAGCTGGAGCTTAATGTTGATCGATGTCGAGTCACGATTAGAGAATGATGATGCATTGACACAGAAAACTTGCGTGCTCCTCAAGGCATTGAGAAATTTTGCGTAAGGATTGCGTGTAAAACTTGAAGTGTCTGGATGCGACCAGCCCCACGTGATCTCGGCTCTCATTGTCGGGTATACACTTGGAGACACGAGCGGCGATATCTCGATAAGCCTTGACCTGTCATGCAAGATTATCGAAAGGTCGATTTTTGTCTGCGTTGTCATGAAGTTCTCAGACAGGCCCATCACATCGATGCCTATAGATTCAATGGACATAAGCGGCTGCATCGGGTCAAGAACTTGAACGCCACGAAGCGCTTTATAGGAAGACGTCTGATTGATTCCTGGGCGTATCAAAGTTTGTGGTGCCTGAAAGAGCTCCATTCCGCTAACCGTCTGCCCGATTTTTGTCGAGGGTGGATTGACAGGTTCTACTTGCGCTGCATCGGGTGTCGAAGAACCTTGTCCTTGAACACCAGAATTTTTCCTCACTGCCCCGACAAAAGAGTCAAGAACGAGGAAAGGCATCGGGACTTGTAATCCTTTGCCACCATTCGCAATATTTCCTGTCGGTATGTTTTGGATGAATTTGATGTTAAAATACGGAACACATTTGGAAAATTCTACTGACGGGATTAGATTGGAGAATATTGCAACATACTCAGCATTTCTGCTGCTAAAATTTATACCTGCGCCAGAGTCTATAATCGCGAGGTGTTGTATCGCTGTCTTCTTATCTGTTGAAGTTGTAAAAGTTTGTCCAGATGTCAAACCTAAAATAGCTCTAATCGGCTCTGGAAAATTTGGCTCCTGTATGTTCCTTGCCGTATTGCTGTCTTCTATTCCCGGAGGAGCTTTCTGCCTAGGATCTGTTGAATCGTTAGGTGTTGGTGCAGCAGTTTCAATCTCGGCATCCGTTGTAGCACTTGATTGATTTAGAATTTCACCTTCATCTTTCTTTCTTTCCGCATTTTTAGCCTGTTCTCTGGCGACGTTAGCTGACCCTGTGGCAGGGTCATCTGGTTTTGCTATGCTGACTGCTTCAGCGACGTTGTTCCTGCTCGCAAGGTAAAGATATTGCCTAAGCTGTGTTGCGGCTTCAAGAAGTCGACTTCGACTTTGTGGTGCCTGCTTGGTGCTCGATGGATCATATTGATTGCTCATGCTGTCCTTAATATCTCATAGACTGCATTCAGATCAGTCGGAATTCTGACGTATGTGCCAGGTGAAAGCTGCATCGACCAGCCGATGCCTGAAGCTGCTGCAATAATCCACCAGAGAGAAGCATCTCCGTATGATTCATATGCAAGGATATCAAGACGTGTGTTGGCATCAAGTTGTTTAATGATGCATGTGATCGCACCTGAGTCTGTTGCATTGAATATTGTGGTCGTCTGGTCTGACGTTCCTATAAATCGATTTCCAAGCTTGGGAAGAAAGTAGTATCTGCTTACAGTCATATGCTACCTATTTTAGAATTTGGCTTTAAGTTCTTTAGCCCATCGTAAAGATTCGTCTTTACCTTGTTTATCAAAGTAATACTTCGATTTTACGCCATTATCAGGGAGAGGATCGCCTGCAACAAGTCGATTGTTTCCAACATTGTAAACAGGTGCCCTGTTGGCGCCGTATGAATCGAGTCCAGGTGCGATGTCGTGTATAGGATCGAATGCCATCGTAATCTTACATGCAGTTGGTGCTCTTGAATTCCAATTTGTCTCCCACGGAACACCTTCAAGCCAGTTGAACTGTATGCTTGTGATCACTCCTGCCAGGCCACGGCTCATAGAATCTTCTATTGCGTATGTGATCGGATTTGCCAAAGGTGCTGTATATTGACGCATGTAACTACCGAAAAGGTCAGATATCAAATTTGTAGATACCATTACTCCCGATGCTGATGCTAATCTACTTGCTCCTGCAGATGCAGCCGAGGTTGCTGCTTGAGTTACCAACCCTGTTATGCTGAATTG